TTTAAAATGCAGCACACGCCCCACGATACCCGCCACACGTTCATAACTAAGGCGAAAGAAAGCGGCGTAGACGAGTATATACTTAAGCTCATTGTAGGGCACGCCATAGACGACATAACAGAAAAGGTATATACGCATAGAACATTAGACGAGCTTAAGCAGGAAATAGAGAAAATAAACTAACATTCTAACATAATTGTTAGATTTTGTACTTGTGTACAAGTTGCGTAAAAGTTGTGTATAAGTTGCGTACGTAAAAAGAGCTAGCCAGCTGCTATACTGGTTAGCTCTTTTGTTAGTTACGTGTGTTAGTTACTTGTTAGTTACGTGTTAGTTACCCGTACTATTTTGTACTATCTCGCATTGTTTTAGATTTTTGCAAAGCCTAGAAACTACGGCATTTCTTAAAACTTGCCAGCCTTTGCCGCCTCCTCGATAGAAACGGCGGGCGCGCATTTTCTGGGTTTTTCTCTATCGGTTGTTAGTTACGTGTCACTTACTGCAGCTTTGCCGTACCGTCTAAGACTGCCTTAAGCGTCGCCTCTTGGTGTATAACTGTAACTGCCTCTCGCACTTTTTCTGGGCTTGTATTCTCTCTGCAGTAACCCTCTTGCCGTCCATGATCTACCAGAAACGGCAGCAGCGGGCAAACATTGCAGCCGTTTTGCAGCTGGCATGCTGCGTTAGCTGCTAGTATTCTTACTGCCTCGTCGTGCCCCATTATACTACAAGCTCCCAGCCCACTACAATATAGTTAGCTGTAATCTTAGGGTACTTGCTGCGGTTAGCCAGTACGATAGCGTTAACGGTTGTGCCGTATTTCTTTGCGATCTGGCTAAGAGTGTCGCCGCTCTTTACTTTGTGTGTGCGTGTGGCAGCAGGCGTGCTGCTGGTTGTTTGTACGTTCTTAAGGTAGTTGCCGCTCATGTAGCCCACTACGTTACCATATTTGCAATGATACCAGCCGTTAACTACTGTGCCGTCTACTTGTACGGTGCAGCCCTTGTTAACTACTAAGAGCGTGCTAAAGCTCGTGCCAGCTCCCGCCCTCATGCGTAAGTTAGCTGTTGTAACTGCTGTGCCTGTCGCTTTAAAAGTAGGCTGCTGCACTGGCTGTACTGGCTGCTGCACTGGCGCTGCCTCGATTAAGTCCAAATTATCGTACTTAGTTAGCCCGTAAGTGTTAATAATATTCATGTTTGTATTAACATACGTGCTGCTGGTCGCGTAGCCGTCTGCTTTGATGTACTCTAAGTACTGCTTTGGTGTGGTGGCTGTCTTAAGGTTAGCGTATCTACTCCAGTTAATAAACTTAAAGTAGCCCTCTACTCCCTCTTCGTAACTGTCGTATGCTCTAAAGTTGTCTACAATGCTAGTAAGTACGCCTACTTGGTACTCTTCTTTTGTCTTAGCAGAAACGCTGCGCCCTTTCCATGCGCTGCCGCACTTCATGCCGAAAAAATTATAGTAAGGTGCTTTGCTTATCCAGCTTGTACCGTATGCGCTCTCGCAGCACGCTTGCGCAATAATAGGGCTAGCTACCTTGTAGCCGTACTGCTTGGCGTACTTTTGTACTAGCGGCGCTATCGTCTGTATAAATGTTGCTACTTGTGCTGCTGTTGCCATGATCTGCGCCCCCTATTCCTCTTTAACGTTGTTATTTACAATTTCTTTTACTGCGTTGTTGCTCTCTAATAGGCGTTTCATTTCCTCTAGTGCCTCGTCTACCAGTGCGCTAAACTGCTCGAAAGTAATAACCTTTGCCAGCCAGTTAAACTTAGTTAAAAACAAGTCGTACACGTAGCGCAGCTTTAGCTTGCCAGTGCCGCCGCCTAGTTCTTTCTCTGCCATAGTCACTGCGTAAAGCAGCCACTCTTTTACTTTTGCGATCTGGGCAGCTGTTGGCATGTTGGTAAACTTAATTACAGCTGTTACCACTGATACTACGAGCGCTACTGCTGCAATGATAAGCGCCCAGTTGTTAATAATCTGCTCCATGTTTATACCTCTTTTCTAGCCCTGTGGCTCGTCGTAGCCGTCCTCGCGGCTATTTCTTAGTATCTTGGTGGCGTTCTCTACTCCTGCTTTTATCATGTAGCCGCCCACTACTACCCTAAATGTCTCGTTAGTCTCTGTAATAAGCGTAGCTAGTGCTGTGGTGTCTGCTGCAAGCTCTACAGCTATGCAGCAGCATACCATAGCATAGATAAAAGATATAAAATAGAGTGCCGCCATAATCACTACAACGCGCTTGCTAAATTCCCATAGCCAGCGCCCCGCAGTTCTTATGCGCTTTCTCTTTTCCACTTCTACTGCCCTACTTTCTAAGTGCCTGCTCTAAGTCGTTAATGCGCTGCTCGTGCTCGTCTATACGCTTGTGCATGCTCTTTTGACTTTCCAGCGCTATAAGTAGCTTGTCGTGGTTGTCGCGTGTGTCCTGTCGTACTGTATCTATCGCGCCGTCTATCTTGTTAAGCTGTTTCTCGATATTGTTAAGGGTAAGCATTACTTGTGTGTCTTTCGCTTGTTCCTCTCTGGCGCGCTGCGCTCTCTGTTCGTCCTCTGCGCTGTCTGCTCTTTTGTTGCTTAGCTTTCCGTTTTTGATGTTCACAAAAGCCATAATGCAGGAAACGAGCAAAGCGCCTATGCTTATGTAGTTCGCTGGTGTCATGCGTTAAGCCTCGCTCTCGTAAGGCTCGCCTGTAATAATTTCGTACTCTTCTGGTGTAATGCTACCCGCTCTAACAAATACTGCTACGTCTGCCTCGTCGTAAATGCCTTTGTCATAATAACGTTTTACGGTCTTAAAAAGTCTGCTCATGGTTTAAACCCCCTGTACTGTAAGTAATATGTCTGCTAGTACCTCGTCTTGTTCTGCTAGCGTTGCCTGTGCGTCTGCCTGCTGTAAAAGTACGTTGCCGTAAATGCTGTCGTTAGCTGCCTGCTGCTCGATAACTACTACAAGCTCGCTGTAAATTGCCTCGTTTTTCTCATACTCTGCGCGGCTAAGTGCTGCCTCGTCGTATTTCCATACGGGCACTTTAACGCCCTCTGCGTCTTTTACTGTCGCTTTGGTAATGTTCTTTCGTATGTAAACCGTACTAGGGCTGCTGTCTAGGTCTAGTACTGCTGGCTGTGTTGTCTGCGTTCCTGTCGCTTTTCTCCACTCCATTTTTTAGCACTCCTTTCTTAGCTCTTTTTGATGTGAATTTCTTTAGTTTTCCTATATTCACATACGGGCGTATATAGTCTCTGTAAGTGCCGTAACAGTCCGTATGCTTAATATAGCCCATGTAACTAATCATACCTTGCGCGCCCTGTATGGTCGTGTGTTTGCCTACGTGTCTTGCTTTGCGCACAATGCGTAAGTATATACTTTCGCGTAGTATGGTTTTCTCGCGGTAAAATTGCCAGCCCATAAAGTCTAGTGATCTGCCGCGCTGTCGTCCGTTCCTGTCGGTATATACAAGCCTAAATACTTGCCAGTTTTCCTTAATGCGTAAGTGTAAGCGCTCGCTTAAGTACTTCTCTATAGCCTTGTGTATCTTGTGTAGTTCTTTCTTATTGCCGCCCAGTATTACTATGTCGTCCATGTATCGCATATAGTACTTAGCGTGCAGCTGCTCTTTTATGTAGTGGTCTAGTGGCGTTAGCATAAAGTTTGCAAACCACTGGCTAGTATAATTGCCTAACGGTAAGCCCTTTTCGCAGCTGTCTATAACTGTGTATATAAGCTCTAGTGCTTGCCAGTCTTTTATTTTAGCCCTTAGCATGCTCTTAAGTACGTCTTGGTCTACGCTCTCGTAAAAGTGCTTAATATCCATTTTAAAAACATACTTAGTGCCTTTTGCGTCGTTCCTTATCCACTTTTCTAGCCGCCGCTTGCCGTAGTGCGCGCCCCTCTTTGGAATACTGCCGCAGCTGTACTCGTACATAGGCGCGGTTAATATCGGCTGCAGTACTTGTATAATACAGTGGTGTATAATCTGGTCGTACTTGTAATGTGGCTTGCGTATGCGCCGTACTTTGTGGTGTGTACCCTCATTAACAATACATGGCGCGTCTACGTGTGCCTTATAGCTGCCAGCAAGTAGCATGTTGTGTACTACTTCTACGTGGTAGTCTATATTCTCTATCACTTGTTTAACGTCTTTTCTATGTCTTTTTCTCTTGCTTGCGTTAAGTATTGCCTTTCTTACGTTGTCTTTGTCTGCGATCTGCTCTAAAAGGTGTTTGTAGGTTTTCAAGTTGTGACTTATTCTCCTAAAGGGTTTTCGTTATTTCTGTACTACTAGCCCTTACCTTTTGCGGGTGTATTTCCACTTGCTAAATAGCTAGGCGTGTTGCAACGCCCTGCGGTGTAGGATAAAAGGGCACATTTTGTTAATATTCCATAATTAGAAAAGTCTAGGCAAGCCCGTAATTCCAATTCGAGTTCGAAAGCGCATTGTTCACATTCAAAGCGCGCCCAACGTGCAAGCCATTGTTACCATTGCTGCCAAAGCGGGCAAAGTAAAAGCAGCTTGCAGCTCCGCTAAGTCGTGCCCTTAAACCCCTAATATATTTACACTTTTAAAGCGCATAGGGTATGCGGGGGAGTGCTCCCCCGTTCCCCCTGCGTCTTACGACGCTAAAGGTTGTTCGCAAGTCAAGGCAAGCCCGCAATCCCAAGACGAGGCCGAAAGCGCAGCGAGCACACCCAAAGCGCGCCCAACGAGCAAGCCAACGCCACCATCGCTGCCAAAGCGGGCAAAGTTCTGCTGCGTAGTATTCCACCATGCGCCGTCTGGTATGTAAGTGCTGTCGCTGCCGCTTGCTGTTGTAGGTAAGCAGCCGTACTCGCTCATATTGTGGGCTGACTGATAGCCGCCACTTGTACCAGATAAGCCAAAGCTCGTAGCCACGTAGCCGCTGCCGCTGTTATTGTATGGTGCAGTCATTTTTACGCCGTACTTGCCAGTGGTGTTATATACAAGCCCCTGTACAATTTTCCAGATATTGCCCCAAAAATTCTCTAAGTGGAATACCTTAACGGTGTTGTTTTCTCTCTTGCCCCAGAATTGCCCTTTAGCATTGCCTAAGCCTGCTGCCTTAAGGTGGCTAGCCTGCGACATGCCAGTATACCAGCCGTAGCCCCATGCGTGCTGTACGTCGTCGTCTAACGACATAAGGGTTAATAAATCCCAGATAAGAGCTACCCTGCTCCATGTGTCGCTATCCCATAAGCTGCCGTTAGCCTGCGCATAGCTAAGCTGTGTGCCGCCCGCTACTGTGTTGTTAGGTGTAAGCCCGCTAATAGAGCGTGCCTTATTGCTTACTACGCCAGCGTCATAGATAGAGCGTGCAAACCACTCCATAATAGTACCGTCGCTGCGCTGGTGTGCGTATGCCTTAAAGTCGTCGTTAAGTTTGATATTGCAAACTTGGAAATACTCGTAAGTGCTGTCTTGCCAGCGCTTAACCCAGCATGTAGGAAAGAGCGCCATAGCGTTACCGTCGTAACTTGTGTTAGCTACGTCGCTGGCTGTGCCGTCTGCTTTCTTTGTGTAGTCGTTAGGGTTAAGCTCGTAGTCTATTGTGCCGTCGCTCTTAAGCATTACTGGCTTATTGCCTGTTACAAACCACGCGTTAGCCCAGCCGCCTAAGTCTATTTCGCCTGTGCTGGCGTTCATGCTGGCGGGTGTAAGCCCTACTGCCATGTCTGTAGCTACTACTCTTGTCTGCGGGTTGCTGTCTGCTTTAGTTCTCTTAAAGCCGTACAAAATGTACGCTTTAGGTGTTGCTGTCTGTCTGTTAGGGTGGCTGCCTGCAAGCACTCTTAAGCCTGCTGCCCTGTTAACTACGCCATGATCTGTATAAGGGAAAGCTGCAAAGTAGTACTGCTGGTCGTTTGTAAGTCCTGTAACCTCTGTTGTGTATACGTCGCCAGTTGCTACATGGTCTACTACTACTGTGCCGTCTGTCTCGTCTACTGGGTAGTGGTCGTCGTTCATAACGATTTTAAAGCCCTTGCAGCTGGCAATAAGCTGCCCGTCTACCTCTGTGTCTGCTGGCTCTAAAGCAGTAATGCCTACTTTAGCGTCGCCTACAGTTACGGCAAACTGCTGCATATTTGCGGGTGGAATACCTACGGCAGCGCCGTTAATAACCTCTGTTAACTCGTCGATAGTGTAATTTTGCTCTGCGTAACTCATGCTATGCTGTACTCCTCTCTAATGCGCTTTTTAACTGTGGCTGTCGGCTCTGGTATAAATGTAGTTACCTTAGTGTAAGTGTGTGCGCCTTGGCTACTTGTGGCTGCTGTTTCCAGTACCTCTGTAATTGTCTTGTAGCCCGTTTCTGCGTCCACGCCCTTAGTAACTGTTAGCGTGCCGTCGTCGTTTGTTACTACGATCTGCCCGTTAGTTTTAATGTCTGTCTGCTGCTCTGCCATGCCGTAGAAACGCTCGAAAGTATCTTTAACGGCTGCCTCTATTTCTAGCTGTAAGTGTCCTGCTGTCGCCTCGTCCAAAATGTCTCTAATTGTGTCTACCCAGTCTGTAAAGTCCTGCTGCTGCTGTGTGCTCCATGATGTAAAAGCACTTTCCTGCGTGCTCGTCCACTCTTCAATGTCTGCAATGTACTGCGCCTTAAACTGTGTTAAGTAGCTCTCAAACTGGTTAAAAATGTCTGTCGTGTCTGCCTGCTCAATAAGCCCCGTAACGATACCGCAAAGCGTTGTATTAAGCCTCTGGTCTGTAATATCCTGCTGCGTAATGCTTGTAGCGCCTGCTGCTACGTAAATGTCTGCAAGTGCCAGCTCGTAGTTATCTGCGTTACGTGTAAGCGCTGGTGCTGTTGGCTGCGCCGATAAGCTACCCTGCTTTACTGCTACGTATACGTCGCGCTCTGTGTAGCTGCAGCGTAGTACTACTCTGTCTATACGGTTAAGTGCGCCGTCTGCATTTGCAAGCGTAAGCTGTAGCACACTGTCGTTAATATATCCTGCGCCAGCTATCCAGCCTGCGCCTGCATTTACGTTAACGCTCATGCCGCTACTTTCTACTACCTTAAGGGCGTTAGAGTTCGCATAAAATACGCCGTTACCGATAAACTGCGCAAAGTATGCCCTAAAGTCCTCTGCTTTATAAACTCTGTCGCCGCTGTCGCTGTTAAACGGAAAGCATTTTTGTGCCATGTCCTTACCTCACTTTCTTAATTTTATCTAGCAAAGTCGGCATGCTCTCGCCAAAAGTAACCTCTAGCGTGTGCTTACCGTTCTGCCATGTCTCGCCTATTTTGGTTATACGAGCGTCTATACGTATTCCCCAGTTTTTCTCTATCGTTGTTACTATGTCGCCTACGTTAAAGTCGCGCTTGTACTGCAAGTTTTTACTGGTGTTAATAGTGCTCTCAAACGTCATAACCTCGCCGTAGTCGTCCAGCTGCGCGTAGCCCTCTGTAGTCATAAGCTCTATGTACTGCTCTGGCGTTAGCCTTGTCTCTTGCCCCTGCTCGTCCTTAACAGTCCAGCTTATATTAGTCATGTCTACGTAAAACTCGTCGCGATCTATGCCCGCCTGCGCGTCCTCGTAAACCTCTTGTGTATATATTGTACCGTCCTCGTCTGCAGCGCTGGTGCAGTAGCATACGTTTTTTATGTTCTCTATGCTCTCTGTGTAGTCCTGCTCTGTTACGTTGTCAAAGTCGCGGCTAAATATGCAGGGCGTGTTACCCTCGCTATTGCCGCTGCTCATGTCGTTACCTTTGTACAGCCAAAAGCCGTATAACCTATTGCGCTCGTTTACGAGTATGTCGTAGCCCAGCTTGCCGCTTAAAGCTCTCTCGTATACCGCGTCTGCTAGTCCGTCGCCGTACTTGGTCGTGTAGTCTACGCTGCTGCCGCCTAAGCTATCCTGCTGCAACATAATAAAGTTTTCAAACTGGCGGGCGCTTATGGCGTTGTCGCCTACGTTGTTAACTACCAGTGCGTTAATAATGCTCTGGTTAGTGCCCGTTATGATCTGGTTAGAAAGCAGCACGCGCTTAGAAAGCCATTTCTTTAAAAAGCAGCCTTGTAGCTCTATTTGCTCTGTGTTGTTTTCGTCCTTTGTTATGTGCCTGTAGGTAATCTGCATAGCGCGCCGCCACTCGCCGTACTCGTCTGTGTACTCTGCTGCCTCGCCATGCAGTACTACTATGTTGCCCTTTACAAGCAAGTTGTTGTTATTGTCTGTTACGGGCGCAAGTAGTTTGCAGTCGTCGTAGTTGCCCTGCTGCCAGTATGTAGGCTGCCATATTGTGCTTATAAGCTCGTCTACAATTCCTAACGGCTCTAAGTCTCTTGTAAATACTCTTAGCTCCATGCGTTACACTCCTAAATACTTAGGGCTGTAATAAATAGATACTTCTAGCTGGTCTAGCCCGCTGGCTGCATTGTATCTAAATACGTTGTCGCCTATTTTAAGCTGCATAAAAGTGCTGTCTACGTCTATGTATCTAAAGTAGTCGCTATCTACGCCGCCTCTTGTAAGCGTTGCCCCTTTGCTGCCGTATTCTGTGTTAACTGTTACCGTGTCGCCTGCTGCTAGCGTCTGGTTAACTTGTATAAACTCTCCCGTGTTGATGTTCAACAAAAGCGGGTTAACTACAGTACCGATAGCCTTAAAAGCTACTCGCATGCCTGTGTCTACGTCGCCCTCGTTGTATACGTCTACAATTACGCTAGGCTCTCTGTAACCAAACTGTATGCCCTCGTTAATAGGTATTTCGAGCGGAAAGTAAAAGCTACCTATCCAGCTCGCTATATCTTTCTTAGTTTCCTGCTGGTCGCGCCAGAATGGAGACGGGCAAGTAAACTGTACTGTAAACTGCTCTAGTACTGCCCCGCGCTTAAATACTGGCGCGTTGTCTACCTTTACGTCTATTACCTTTACAAAGTCGCCGTAAATGTATGTAAGCGTAGCCTTAAGCTCTGGGTTAAGTATCTTTTGCATAGCGCGGCGCAATGTAAGCATGTTGTCTTTGTCTTTCCTGTTAATCACGCCTGCTATGTCTATGTCTCTGCTGTTAATTTTCTGGCTTATAAATGTCTCGCCATGCTGCCCCATAGAGCTAGACGTATACAGCGTATTACGTATGTCTGCTATGCCGTTTACGTCCTTAGAGACGTTAACGTAAAAGTCGCTGCCTACGCTAAACTCTATAGCGCCGCCGTTTTCGTTCTCATATATAAGCCGCTCATAGTTTATAAACTTTGCCATGCTTATACCGTCCTCGCGATCATTCTAAAGTTTTTCTCTGCCTCTCTCTGCTGCTTAGCGTAGTCTGTCGTATTAGCGTAAATATTCTGTATTACAGTTACGCCACGGCTAAGTAATGTAGGCTGCTGCCCGTTCTCGTTTGCATAGTCTGCAGCAGATAAGCCAGTAGTAACATGTGGCGTTACGTCAAAGTCTGTCGGTATAGCTTGCTCTATCTGCTTAGAAACGCTCTGCATTTCCTGCTCAAAGCCTACGCCGATACCCTGCGCCATGTAAACGCCCACTTCGTCTCTAAATCTCTTTGACGGGCTGGCAATTCCTAGCGCGTCCTTAGCTGCGTCTAATAAGCTGCTGGCAATGTTGCTAACCTTTTCTTTTAGCCAGTCCCAGCCAGCGCTTATGCCGTTCCAGATACCGTTAACAATGTTGCTGCCCACGGTCTTAAAGCTCTCGCCTATGTTACTAAACACATTAAGTATGCCGTTTTTAACCATGTTCATACCGTTTTTAGCAGTCTCTAGCACTCTCTGCCCCCACTGCTGCACTTGTGCTACTGCGCCTATGATAGCGTTGTATAGCTTTACTGGTATGTCTTTGGCTGTGTTAATAATGCCGTTAACAAAAGCTGTAATGCTGGTTACTGCCTGCGTAAGCATGTTGCCGCCCCACTGAATAACGCTATTAAGCACATTGCTAAAGATAGTTACAAAGCCGTTAAGCATATTAGCGCCCCACGCTGCAAGCTCTGGCAATACTGCTGCAAGCCCTGTAGCGATAGCCTGCACTATCTGCGGCATAGCATTTATAAGCGCCTCTACAATTACTGGTATAGCCTCTAAAAGCGCCATAAATAACTGTATGCTGCCCTCAATAATCATAGGTAAGCCGTTAATAAGTCCGTTAACTATTGCCTCTATGATCTGCGGCAAAGCTGCTGTTAACGCCTCAATAATTACGGGTATTGCCTGCACAAGCGCCATAAAGAGCTGTATAGCGCCCTCAATAAGTAGCGGTATGCCCTCTACAAGTGCATTAACAATGCTAGTAATAAGCTCTGGTAGTCTTTCAATAATTACGGGTATTGCCTGTATAATGCCCTCTGCTAAGCCAGTTACCAGCTGCAGTGCTGCGTCAATAAGTAGCGGTATGTTGTCTATAAGCATAGTTACGATATTAAGCATAACGTCTACTATTGTAGGTATTAACGTTGGTAGCGCCTGTGCGATACCCTGCGCCAGCTGTAATATAATTTGCATGCCAGCGTCTAGCAGCTGCGGCAGTAGCGTTAGTATTGCGTCTACTAATAGCGGTACTATCTCGCCCAGTATGCTAAATATTTCTGGTAGCATATTAACTACGGTTGTTGCCAGTTCCTTTACGCCGTCCATAAGAGCGGGTAACAGTCCTTTTAGCATTGTCGGTATGTAGCCCGCCAGTGCTTTGCCTATCTCGCCCAGCCCCTCTACTAACCTTGGTACAGTCTCTATAATTCTAGGCGCGATATTATCGGCTACAGTTACTAGGCTGTCCGTAAAATTCTTTACCAGCTCGCCCATGTCCTGCTCACTGTCTGACATGCCCGTTAATAAGTTCTGCCATGCAGACTGCATGCTAGCTAAGCTACCAGAAATAGTGCTACTAGCCTCTTTTGCTGTCGTGCCTGTAATCTCCATTTCTGTTTGTACTACGTGTATAGCGTCTACAATGTCTGCGTAGCTGCTTATGTCGTACTTAACGCCGCTAACTTTCTCTGCGTCGTCTAATAGCCTCTGCATTTCTGCAGCAGTGCCGCCGTAGCCCAGCTTTAAATTATCGAGCATGTTAAACTGCCCTTTGGCAAAGCCAGCATAAGCATTTTGTAGGCTGCCTAAGTCGCTGCCCATTTTATTAGCGTTATCGGACATGTCCGTAATAGCCATGTCTGCTTTTTCTGCTGCTTTAGCTGTGTCGCCGTCTAAGCTCTGCAAAAGAGACGCAGAAAAGCCCGTTACGGTTTCCATGTACTCGTTAGCGCTCATGCCTGCAGTTTTATAAGCGTTAGCTGCGTACTCTTGTACTTGTCCTGCGCTATCCTTAAAGAGCGTTTCTACGCCGCCTACTAACTGCTCGTACTCTGCGTAGTTTGCTATAGCGTCTTTGGTAATGCCTACAATGGCTGCGCCTGCTGCCGCTGCAATAGCTGCACATGCTGCGCCGATAGCCGCGCCTACTGCCTTAAGTTTCTGAGCTGCGCCCTCGTACTTGTTGGCTGCGTCTGTGCTGTCGTCGCCGCTCTTCTTAAGAGCTTTGCCCGTTTCGTCTGCCTCGTGCTCTACGTCGTCCAGCTCTGCTGCCGTCTTTTTAAGCTCGCCCTCTGTGCCTACTAAAGCTGCTTTCTGGTAGTTAAGCTGCTGCTCTAGCTTTTTGCTAGCGTCGCTGTTTTCGCCTGTTTCCTTACGGCAGCGCTCTAGCGCTTTCTCTGTAGCCTCTACTTTTGCTTTCTGCTCTGCGTAGACTTTCTGCAGCGTCTCTTGTTTGGCTTTCAAAGTTTCAACGCTAGCCCCGTTAGCCTTGTACTCTGCGGTTACTAACTTCATTTCGCTATTAAGCGTTTTAAGGTTGCTGTTAATATCCGCTACGGCTTTCTTGTAGTCTGCCTCGCCGTCGAAACTTATTTTAGTTTTGACTTGTTTTTCTACTGTATCTGCCATTTAAAAGCCCCCTAGTGCTATGTCTATAGGCGCTAGTTGTTCGCCTTTGGTGGCTGTCGGTGTGTTCATGCCGTTATATTCTTTATGCAGCCTAAATAGTCGCATGATCTGGTACGGCGTTTTTTTCCATGCCTCTCGCTCTGGTAAGCGCAGCATAACTATTGCAATGTAAATAAGGCGCGCAGTGTCTAATTTTCCTGCGCGCTCGTCATGTTTCCCGCGTCGCCCTCGCCTGCTGTTTCCTCTGTCTCTGTTTCCTCGCCGCCTGTTGCGCCGAAAGCGAAAGCGTTAAAAATAGCGCCCTTAATCTCTGCAAGGTTGCCCACATGGATAAGCCTACCTACTTGCTGCTCTGTAAGCTCTGGCTCGTCCTCTGCTCTGCCCTCATTTAAAAGCAGGGTAAAAAGCCAACGAATATTTTTAATCATGTCTTTACCCTCTGACATTGCAGTATCGAGCTTGTCATAGCCGCCGAAACGGTCTTGTATCTCGTCCAATGCGTTAAGGCTAAAAAGCATATAGTACTTTTTGCCGTTAAGTTCTATTTCGTATCTACCGTCTTTAATTGCACTCATTTTCTTTTACCTATAAAGGGCGCAGCTATCTTTACTGCGCCCTCTTTACCTTTCTTATGATCTGGTTAACTGTTAGGCGCTTGTTACCTTTTCTGTCTTAACTGATGTAAACCAGCTAGCAGCTACGGCGCTTGTTGGCAGTCCTGTGTAGTCTGCTTTCCACATGCCGTTTTTAATGGCTTTCATGAAAGTGCCCTCAATTTCTGGTGTCTTAAAGCTAATGCTCTCGCCCTTAGTCTCAAAGCTCTCACTAGGAATTTTAAACTGCACTTTCTGCAGCCAGATATAACGGTAAATGCCGTTAATCTTTGCAGCTCTGAAACCTACTGCAACATAAGGCGCTACGTCGTCGCCGCTTGCCCATGTAATGCCTGCTGCGTCTGTTGCCTGTCCTAAAACGCTTGCCAGTGTCTCTGCGTCAAGGTCTGCAACGCCCAGCTTAATAGTGCCGCTGGTAAATTCCTTAACAGACTGGTTAAGCGCGTCGTCTGCGTAAAGTGTAGCCTCTGCTACGTTTACGCTAAGGTCTGCAGTAATTGCCTCTGCGAGCTTAGCGGGTGTGCCCCAAACTTCCTGCCCGTCTGTCATTGTGATAGGTGCAAAGTAAAGGTCTTTTAATCCTGTAGTCATGGTCTTTTACCTCTCTTAACTTTTGATAGTTTGTACTGTAATAGGTATTTTGTAATACCCTGTGTCTGTCTCGTAGTCCTCGCCCTCTACGGCGTTTATATAAAAGCCCGCTGCCTTAAGCGCTGCCTTTATAGTCTCTAAGGTGCTTTCGTAGTCGGTCTTGCTAAAGAGCGTTACCCTGTAGGTAATCTGCCCTGCTTTCTCGTCGTCGTCTGCACTTAGCGCCGCGTTTTCTAGCACTCTCTGAAAAGTGCAGTAGGTGCGTGGCTTGTCTTTTCCTGTGTAAATTACCCGCTCTGTAGGTAAGATAGCGGCTAATATCTCGTTAATGTTACTCATGCTGCGCCCCTCTCTAGCTTAAAGTACCCTCTACGTACTTGCCCCATATTTCCTGCGCTTTCTCATACGCTGGTTGCTCTGCTTGTAGCTGTCCTTGTGTTAACCACGGGCGCGCTGCAAGTGTGCTAGTACCGTACTCGAAAATATAGCCTATTGTGGCGTAGCGTACTTTGCCGTTTTGCGCTTTGCCTTTTCTCTTGTTTCCTTTGTTGGAATAGCCGCCGCCATAGTCTGCGCCATGATCTGTGCGCCCCTCTGGTACTATTTCGATACTTTTAGCTGTGCCCTCGTCCTTTATGCTGCCTGCTTTTATGCTTTCGATAAAGCCGCCAGTCTTTCTTATGCCGTAGCCTGCTGCTGCATGCTTAAGCGCTTTAACGTACTCGTCTGCCTCTGCTTGTAGCATTTCCTCTACTGCTTTGTCGGCTGCTGCCTCGTGCCTCATAAAAGCGTCGCTTAATTCCTCTAGCCCTGTGGTGTTAATCTCTGCCATAATAGCCCCCGTTTCTGGGCTACTGCGCCTGCTGCCGCAAGTCGCTTAAGGTAAGCTCTATTAAGTCGTCGTCTATTTCGTATGTCTTAAGCACGCTATAGCGCCTGCCCTCTAACGTTACTAATAGCTCGCCCTCGTAGTCTACCTTGTGCAGCTCCACTTTTAAACTGGCTGTATGTCCTGCCTGCTGGCTGCTAAAGTACTCTGCGTAGCCCACGCTTTTTTTATTGCAAAAAACTGTACGCTCTTTTGGCTCGCCCTCGATAGGAAACCCGTTTCCGTTAGTCCTCTCTGCTGGCTCGTCTGATGTAACAAGCGTAAGCTCATGTGCCCACATTGCCATAACTTAGCCCTCGCTTTCTTGTGCTGTGTTGTAGTCAATGTCTAACGCTAAGCTCATTTTCTGCATGTCGTAGCTGTTTCTAAACTGCTCGGCTTTCCCGTTGTAGTTAAATTCGCTACGGGCATAGAGCTTTACGGCTCTAATAATAAGCGCGTCGTCTTGGTCTAACTTAACTACGCCCTGTGCGCTTAAATCGTATAAGCACGCTAGTATAGTGTCGTTAATTTCTGCGGTTATTGCCTCGCTGGTATTAGAGATACGCAGCGCATTTCTAACCTTTTCTGTTAGTTCTGTTGTAACTGTTATTTCCATGTCTGCGCCCTCTTTTCTTGCATTATAGGCGGGTAGCCCATGAAAGCCGCCCGCCCTTTGCTCTTATACTTTCTCTACCAGTCCTAAGCCGCTAAGCAGTTCTAAGCGTTCCTCGTTAGTCTCGAAAGTCTCGCCCTCTGCTACGATACGGTTAAGTGCTACGTCAAAGTAAAGCGTACGTACTCTTACCTCGATAGCTGCAGCTGCTTTCTTAGCTGCTGCCTTTGGCTGCTCTTTCTCTGCTACGGGTGCTGCTGCAGCTTTAGTAGCTGCCTTTTCTGCTGCTTTCTTAGTTGCTGCCATAACTTAGCCCTCGCTTTCTGGTATTACACGCTTGCAATCTTCTTAAGGATTACAAGACCGTAGTAGTCTACTACCTTACCGTCTGCAAGCATGATAGCCTTTGTGATCTGGTCGTCTGTGTCGTTGTCCTCGTACTTCTTAACGCCCATAGCATAGTTAGTGTTAAGGTCGTAGTTAGTGAAGTCGAAAAGGAAACCAAACTTAGCGTTAGTCTCTGCAG